AGCCACGATAATAGCATTAGTGGAAGTTTCTGTAATAGCACGAATCTCCTCACGAACCTCTGTTTTAACTTCTCCGCTAACGAAGAATACGGGTCTTCCTGGTTCTTTCTTGGTGATATATTCATATAATTTTTTACCGTGCTTGTCAACGTATTGAAACAAAATCAAGGTGTTTTTGGGCCGTGATAGTGCCAGGTCGCAGATGAAATCGTTTCGTTTCTTGTGGGTAATAAGGAAATCTATCTCTTCCTTATATGTCATTAGTTTTACTGCTTTCTTTTCTACATCTGTATATCCTAGAGTTACCGCTTCAATATGTAACTTAGCGATTGTCTCAGAATCCATTAATTCTTTAGTCGTAGTGACCTTGTGTACTGCTCCGAATAGTCCTTCTAGAACTAGTCTGTGTGTCTGTGTACCATCTAGGGTACCTGTAAATCCAAACTTATACTCACAATCAGTCATCTTCGTTAGGATAGAGGTGAGAGACTTGGCCTTAAAATTATGTGCTTCATCACCAATCACAACACCAAACTGTTGGAACCAATCTTTCTTCAATTTGTATATAGATTGCCAAGTAGTTATAACGACTTTCTTAGAAGTCTCCTTGTCTTTACCAGCGTATATCCGATGTACTTCATCAATTGAGAAGTCACAACCAGAACCGTTTGAGTAGTCTTGAAAGTCTTTGTAGAGTTGTTCTACTAGGCTGGTGGTAGGTACAATAATTAATGTCTTCTTTTCAACTGTATTCATATACCAATTGACCAGTCCATAAATCATCAGAGATTTACCACTGCTGGTGGGAGATAACATCAATGCTCGTTTTTGATTGAGTCCGTGATGTAATGCTTCGTATTGATAATCGTATGGTTGAATTGGTGAGCCACCAACTTGAGGATTTAACTTCTTAAAAAACTCTGCGGTTTCTTCTTCAGTTGTTGTTCTTTCGAGAGGAAGGCTTTCAATGGTTAATTCGTGTCTTTCAGCGAACTCAACCACGTATGGCACTAGACCATAATATAGTTCACCACCAAATGCGTTGAAAAGACGTATCTTCCCATCCCACGCTCTGGAGCGATATGCCGGCATAAACTTATACCCAGGCACCTTAAATGTAAAGTAATCAGAAAGGTCGTGGGCAATAGATGCCTCACACTCGATGTTTACGTAAACATCATCTTTCTTATGGATAATAATATCAGTCATAATATAATTTAGAATTCACCTTGTGTAAATTTTAGAAAGTCTATAGCATTTTTGATAGCAAATCCTCTAGTAGAAAACATCTTACAGACCTCTTCTAGATACTTCACTATCTCTTCTTGCAAAGTGACCTTATCTTCTGCCGCAACTACGGTTGGGTCAATCCTCACATATTCTTTAACTTCTCGGTCTTTCAGAACATATTCAAATGGGTCTGGGTCAGTACCGTTATAATAGTTAGTTCTTCCGTGGCTTACTCTATATAGTTCACTCCTCAATTTTTTGAGTTTAAGACGTTCCCTCAGCAACATCTTCAAATATTTGTTGTGTTTAACTGGAGTCGCTAGAGATTCCCTAGCAAGGACTGTCTCATCTATGTAAACATCTTTATCTACAGATTTTTCTAATTCTTCAATATTCATTATATATTATTCCTCACGAATTGTCAACTACCTCATAAAATGTGTACATCCACGTTATTTCATCATCTTTATATATGTGTTGGTTTGTGGTGATGCCCCAACAATTGTTCAAGTTGTCGATTGAGACCTTGTCACAATTCGGCTCATCTGAATGATTTCCGAATCCACCTAGAGGTGTTCTAATATATTCGCCATCATATTTACCAGCGTGAATCAGACCCAGATAGGTATCTTTTGCTATATCGGTTACTGCAAATAACCCTAATCCTTCAATATTTGATTCTCGAATCGTTACAGAATCTGGTAACGGCTTGTACATTCATTCACTCCATTCATACTACTATTTTATATACATTATACACCATTCCATAGCGTATGTCAAGCGTTTTCTTCAAATAAATTTATAGGGGTTTACCTGATGCCATTTCCATAAAGTCGTATTGGAGAGTCAGGTCAGTTAGGAGGGGTTCAGCCGACTCATTCGTCATCTGAAGTTCTCCTAGAATGGTAGGGAACAAGTTATGGAAAGTGAAGACCTTATCACTTACATTCTTGTTATTGGAGAGAATATGGATACTTCCATCGTGGCCAGTCGCTTCGCCCTTCTTATATCTCATTTTTGTTTCGGGACCAGCCGCTTTATACATCAATCCGAGAATTTCCATATAATTGTGATAATCTTCATCCACTAGAAATGTCACCGTCATTGGAGCATTCTGAATGGTAGAGCCTGGTCGATATACGTGCCCGTGAAGAGGATGAGGAATAGGTATCTCATTAACACTCATTGTAGGAAGATTACAGGTTGTCAACCAAAATTGCGTACCAGGAAGAATGCTGAGATTCAACCGATAATTGGTACTCTTTGCGAGGTTAATTTTCTGTGGTGCAACTCTTTGTTTATCTGTCATACTACTATTTATACAACCTCTAAATAAAAAAAAGGCACCTAGATTTCTCTAGATGCCCTTTTAGTGACTTTGCCCTAAGGTAGCGAAATTCTTACACGAATGGCGCTGTCGATAGGTTGTCTATTACAACTATTACAGATTAGTAACAGTAAACTTACGGAAGTAAGGATTAGCACCATCAGAGCCAGTAGCAAACGGGTTATGAGTTAAACCATAACGAGTTTTGAACCCTAGACGAGGCTGGAAGTCTTCTTCACCAATTGATTTCATCAACTGAAGTGGAACATATGGACAGTAAAAGAGACCTGCATCATACATATTGCTTCCTTTGTATCCAACTGTTACACTGTCGGCTGCGGCAAACTGGTCAACAAATACTTTGTATTTAGAACCAAGCATACCAGCAAACGTGCTGTTTACGATATCAGGCTGAGAACCATTGTCTACGTCCATTGAAGGAGTAGCAAGTCCGGCAACCATATCAAGAGCAGATGCAACATCTGGAGATACTAACAACCAGTTACCTGCACCACGTCCAGTGTTTTTAGCGATAAGGTTTGCTTCACGATTGATTTGAATCAATAGTGATTTATAACGCTCACCACCCCAACGAGCACCACGGTTGTCAACTGCATCAGCAACATCAAATGTTCCTGCAGTAGTTGTTCCAGCGGTAGCACCGGCAGTAGCCTGTGATTGAATTTTAAGAATGACTTCTCGGTTAATCTCAGCAAGAATCTCAGAAGAAAGAATATTTGACAATTCTGTTTCTGCATCTAGTCCGTGAATAGCCTTAAGGTCTTGAGCAAGTTCCAAAGAATATTTGGCTTTCAATGCACGAGTATTAGCAGTTACGCTAGTTTTCTCGATTGAGAAAGACATCTCTTTGAATGCTCCGCCACCACTAACAAATCCACCAAGTGCTTCACCTTCAGCAGTTGAGTAGTTGTTTTGGGTATTAGCGTTATCGCCTGAAAAGTCAACATCAGGAGCGCCAGCAGGCAGTGTAAGTGCTTCAGCACCAGTACTTGCTTCACCAGTATAGTGAGTTTTCATAGCAAAGACAAGTCCAGTAGGACCACTCATTGGCTGAACGCCAATTGTGTCATAAGCCATAAGTTGAGGCATTGTACGGCGAACAAGACTAATTAGGATTGGGTCCCAGTTATCTACGTTGCCGCCAGTTACGTTGGCTTCTTGCAAAGCCTTTTCTTGATTTTCTAAAAGACGAAGTGTAATTGCACGTTTTGTTGCATCTTGAATTTTTGGTAATTCAGAATGCTCCATTACAGGCTGCCACTTATCTTTAATTTCTTCAGTTAAAAACATTGAATGTTCTCCTATTAAATATAAATGTGTTAAGCACCAAGGATGCTCGGTTCTCTAGATTGTGAAAGGGAAGCCATAACCTTCTTCATTGCATCAGTCATCACTCCATCCTCGGTACCGGTTGTGGCATCCGATTCTGCAATTACTTCTTCTTTCTCTGCCTCTGAAGGAAAATAAGTTTCTTTCAAAGTATTCAGTTTTTCAGCATATGATACTGCATCATCGAATTCAACACCTTCAGCAAGATTTTTAAGTTTTGCTTTTTGAGTTTCTTTCAAGTCTTCAGTTACTTCTCTGAAAATCTTTTCAGCGGTTACTTCTGCTAGTTGGCTCTTCGCTTCGACATTTTTATTTGTCTCTGCATCCAAACTTTCCTTAAGAGATGCTATCTCTTTAGCCTGCTCGTCAACTACATTGTACTTCTCATTGGGAATTTCAATATAATTTTCTGCAAACAACTTCTGCATACCACCAACAAAACCTTCTAAGATTTCGTTTTTCAATCCGTGTTCTACGGACTGCTCATTCTTCTCTAGCCACTCAGTAACCATATAGTCTAGATAACCATCTAGTTTCTCAGTAATATCTGTCAACATTGACGCAGTTTGCTCGGCTAATTGTGCTTCCATCTTACCTTCGATAAGAGAGAGGTTTTCCTTAACTTTCGCTTTTACGGCTGTTTCAAATACTAGAGTAGTACGAGACTTGAAATCTTCAGTAAGGTCTTGACCGTCAAACAATGCGTTAACATCTTCGGTAACATCTACTTCAACTTCAAATGCTTCTTTTTTAATTTTTGCTTTGGCGCCTTTAGTTTCTTCTACTTCGTCTTCTTCGTCTTCGTCCGCTTCGTCACCATCGTCTTCGTCTTCGTCATCTTCTTCGACAACATCAACTTCTCCACTACCGTCTACTTTTTTCTTCTTCTTTTTCAAAGGTGTGGCCTTTGGTGCTTCTGCTTCTTCAAGAGAATCAGCCTTAGAAATTTCAGAATCTTCAGCAACCATTTCAAGGTCCCCTTTTTCTAAAAGTTCATCAGCCTCTGACACTGTAATAGAAGTATCGGACTTAGCAGACTCGCCTTTCCAGACTTTATTGCTTTCATCCAAAACCAACACTTCGCCAGTTTCTGTTTTTAACTTCATCAGGGTTCTCCTAATCCAATTGATAAATTTTAACTAGTTTCTAATCTAATTACTATTATTTATAAAACTAATTACTCTAACATTATAGAAATCACTACGATTTGCTACAACTTGCTTATGAAATCCTCAAAAACAGTCGCTTCTATCGATGTTAATCGCTTTCCGCTCGCATTTTTTACGATTCCGTGGTATTCTGCAATCTGCCGTTCAGCGATTACACCATTGTTCCATATCCATTCTTTCCCCTCCATAATGCCATTTACAAAGGCATCTGGTGCGGATGGGTCTGCAACAATATCAGCGGCAGTAGCAAGATAAAAATCTCCTTGTACTTCCTGAATTCCTTTCTTATTTGCTTTCAAAGTACCCATTCCTCGTGAACTTACACCAAGTTGGGCTCCTTCTTTAATAAGATTTTTGACAATATTACCGTGTGGAGTGTCTGTAACCTTCGCTTTACCAATATAGTTACTTCCTTCTTTTACGAGAGATGTAATCATATGGGATACTCGGTCCAGATTAATAGTTGGTCCCTCAGGATGTCCTAGTTCTCCAAACGCACGTTTCTTGTCAATATATTCTTTTGTGTATCGTCCTACTTCTTTTTCCATAATAGCACCGGGATACAAACGTCCGTTTCTATTTTTTAAATCTGCCTGTAGAAAAACACCTTCAATATAGAGGTCCTTGTTCTTACCCTCAGTAATATATTTTACGTGTTCTGTTATTTCTGATATCAGTCTCATTGCTGTCCCCCTACTTTTTAGTGAATTTCGACTTCACTTTGCCACCAAAAACTTTATTAGCATTTCTGATTTTGCTTTTATTCTTACGCATCCACTTTTTACGCAGTTTGATACGCTTTACCTTATTGCCGCCCTTTTTGCGTTCTATCTTTGCCTTAATTTTTGTCGCACGATTTTGAAATTTTTGTCTATCTTTATTCTTTTGAGTTGCTCGGCGTTGCATTGTATTACGTGCTTTGTATTCTACCAACTCTTCTTCTGTAACTTCTTCTGTAATTTTATTCTTTAAGAAGTATGCGATAATTTCACTAGGCTTATCAAAACTCTTTTGGCCTTTTTCGCCTTTGATATTCATAAACCAAGAATCAGCACCAGAATCAAAATCACCAGTAGAAATTACTTTCCCTTTGTATGTAACATAAGAAGTGTCTTTGCTAGTGTCTTTACCAAACTCGTAGCCACCTTTCTTTGACATTACTTTCTTCGCTTCTGGAATATCAGCATTGTCCCCATCACGAACATCACAACTACAAGGGTCATCGCCACATATACCACATTCTTCTTCGTCTAAATCTGCAAGAAATTTGCCTGCTTCAAAAATTTCAGAATCTTTTCGCTCAGTTAATTCGCCAATTTGCCACACTGCCCATCCATTAACGGCCTCTGATTCTAGTTCGACTTGTTCTGAAATGCTTAATGCTTTCCAATTCTCTTCAGTCCACTCGACAACAACAACGTCCTCATCATTTTCGCCAAGCACTTCTACAGCCATCCCTTCGGATATCTGCTTTGTGTAATCTTTAAATTTGATAAGGCTCATTTCATTGATTTCCTATTTGTAATATTTCT